GCGTTGTCAAGAACAGAAACATCACCAGGAGATAATGCGCTCTTGATAGCCTCGGCTTCTTCTATTGCCGCTTTGATGGTGGCAGCGTGCCGCTTGAGTTCTTTTATTAAGTCTTCGTTAAGAGGCTCTATCTTAATGGCTTTAATAGGCTTCTCGTAGAGGGCTTTGAGGAGGTCATACCCCTTTTCGTTACTATAATCCCGATAGTTGAAGTTATCCATTACTTTTAGCCCTCTGATCAATGTGTTACTGAAATGGCCGCTTTAACCACTGGCCGGGTGGGAAATAGGACAAGGTAGCGTCCCAGTATATCTTATGCATTATGCAGGCATTATGTATTATTATCCCTTATCTTTATTATATCATAGTTATTATTTATTGTCCAGTATTATTGTCCTATGCATTATGTATTATTATCTTTATTATAACATAATGGTTAATTATTATTGTGTATTATCCCTGTTGTCTTGGTCGCTCGCTCGAAGCTTCGCTTCTCACTCGCTCTCTTAATCCTTAGTCCCTTCACTAAGGTATACGTAAAACTACCCACTTTTCACAACCAAATTTAAAATATTTATATAAAATTTACAATAATAATGATATTTCTTAACTAAGTGTAGTAATATTCAACACATTTAATGAGCACAAGAAAGTGTTACTTTTTGTTTGTATTTCTGTTATATGCACAACAACCGGGGGATTTTTGCCGTTATTTGCAGGCCAAATTCTTAGAAAATGCCGTTTTTTCTTTGTTATGTCTTTATTTGAGGGGGCTGTTTTACAGGCCAACCCCACAAAAGAGGGCCGTGTTTTGTCCAGTATGTCCATAAAAGCTATACATAGTGGCTGTATTGCGATTATACGGGCCAAGGTATGTAATCATACTGCCAAAGCTTTAATTGCAGTACAGCGCTTTTAAATAGCCTTATAGTTAAAATAAAAAAAATAATAAAAAGTATTGACAAAAGTGTAAAAATGAGATAAGATAAGGGTATAAACAAAACACAAGGAGTAAATAATGGAACTACTACTTAACTTCATCAAAGCAACCTGCCTACTATTTGGCCCTTTATTATTTTTCATAATAATGATTGTCAGTCCTCTGGTTGGAATCGCACTAGTCCTCACTGCAGGCTTAACATACCTTATAGCAAAGAACTAACCAGGGGTAAGTAATGCGTATAATCTGTCTATGCCTTACAGGGTTGGCAATGATAACCACCAGCTGCACAGCCGCTAGATGTGCTAAATGGGAACCTAGAAACAATTATGTTTACGTAGCGGGAGTAGGTGTAATTGCACACCAGGTAGATCAATGTGTTCTACTAGAAGAACCTAAAGAAACCAATAAAGGAGAGTAAATAATGAAAGGAGATAAGTTTACGGCATTAGATGCCATTTTAATTATAGTTTTTATAGCAACTATGCTATCCTTTTGGATTTAGGAAGTATTGTTAATATAGTACATTGTGTACACTATTAGCTTGTATAATGTACACTAAGATAAACAACTAAAGGGAGATAACAATGTTAGACCCAGATGAACTAATGTATATAGAAGAGCACGATACTTACGTAGAAGACGCAGTCAGCTTCATAGAAGATGTAGCTTTTCTTGCTGACGAGCCAAATCTCTCAGATTCAATGAGACTACAAAAAATAAGAGATTTAGTTGACGAATATAGATGTATTCTTATAAAATAAAGGAAAGAAAGAAATAGGAGACATAAGATGAACAGATGGATAACCTACCCAATAATTATCAGTTTAGGGGCAGCAATGTGGGTAATCCCTACTCACTACCAAGAACCTGCTGGTATTGTATTGTTTTCACTGGCATTAACCATATTTGCCGTATTCACTATTGTTGCAATGGCTGATTTAGAAAATAAATATTGACAAAATGATCTCTATACGATATAATTAAGGTATAGAGCAAAGGAGATTAACAATGAAGAAGATAACATTTAAACAAACACTAGTAGACGTGGGAATTATTAGTTGCGGACTTGGGTTACTTGGCCTAGGTATGGTAGCTTTTATCGCCCAGCCTATTATAACAATAGCTATACTAAGTATATTTGGCATAGCAATGATAGGAGGCAAGTAATGGAAAACTATAGAGTAAGTCCAGACAACTTAGACGACATGATTGAAGAGATGGTGGCCACATCCCGCCTAACTCAATCAAATGTAACAAGATATATTAAAACTCAAGTACCAGCTGAATGTATCTACCACGCTATTGTAGATTACGTAGAATCTAACGAAGCTATGGTACTTTTACCAAATAAAGAAAATGAACTATTATTTAGAGCCATGTACAAGGAGACACACTAATGGATATAAATGATTATTTAGATGAAGAGTTAGAAAACTACGGTGTTAATGACTTAACTGAGGAAGATATTGATAATCTTTATAAGGAGGTTCTACGTGAACAAAAAATTAAAAACAATAAAGCCAAGCGAGCACTTACAGATGATAGCAATTCATCTAACTAACGATGCACGAAGGGCTAATGATGCTTTAACACTAAAGACATTAGTGGGAATTAGTGTCAAAGAGATGGAAGAAATCATCTCATACTTAAAGTCTATAGGACAATAGGAGATAGATATGCACGATACACTTTATATAATAGCTTTAACTATCGTGTCGCTTTTTATACCGCCCATGGCAGTAGTATTAGCCGCTGAAGTTATTCACCAATATACAAAACAGAGGTAACTTATGTCTCTAGATAACTTTTTCGATACAATGGAAACATTGAATAAAAGACGATTAGTACACATGCCGTGTACCTTTGTTAAGACGGAGAAGGTGACTTCGATCATTCTTCCGACAGAATATAAACCTTTGGTACAGAAACACTATCCAGACTGCGATATTATTGATGGCCAAGTAGAAATAGTAGTGGTAAAAGATGAGCGATAAAGAAGTACAACACCCAAACGGCAGTAAACTTAAATTTAATGAAGCTGCCCATAGTTATACATCTGGCAAAAAGAAGTATACGTCGGCAACCACCTTTTTAGGGCAGTTTTTCCCTAAGTTTGAGGCCGATAGAATTGCATACTTTGTTGCAAGAAAGAGAGGTATAACTAAACAAGCAGTATTAAAAGAGTGGGAAGCTAATAAAAACGCTGCCTGTGATTTTGGGACAGCAGTACACCTTTATGCCGAACTATATATACAAGATTTAAAATTAAACAAACCGAATAATGACAGAGAAAAGAATATATTCCCTCTTGTCGAAAAGGCTATTGATGACATTTTAGTTAAGTATGAGTTTGTAGACAGTGAAAAGATTGTTTTTAGTCCAAAACATGGAATAGCGGGTACGATTGATTTAGTCTTAAGAAATAAAGAGACAGGCAAGTTGTGTCTTTTAGATTACAAGACTAATAAACAGATAGTTAAAGAGAACAGGTACTCCAAACCAGCATATCCTCCCATAGAGGAGCATAATGATGCAAATTTTACCAAGTACATGTTTCAATTAAATCTTTATAAATATATAATGGAGACAGAGGGGTACTGCGATAAAGATGAGATAGAAGAATTAACACTACTTCATATCTTAGCAGATTCTTTAAAAGAATATGAAGTACCGTTTATACAAAACGACATAGAAACTTTATTACAATATATTGTTGACAAAAAAGAAAAAGATAGGCATAATAAAGAGTATAAGGAAGGAGACGAGGCATTATGAGAAGCAAAGGGAGCAAGCAAATGATTAAAGGCCGACTAATTAAGAGCGGACAGCCCTGCCCAAAATGCCCTTCTAGTGACGCCGTGTCTTATTACGAGAAGCCAGATGGCACAATAGATGGGTACTGTTTTTCCTGTAAATCATTAATAATTGATGAAGAGGACGAACTGCAAGTTAAAACCTATAAAAAAGTTAAAGAAGTTAATCATATGCTTAAAATACAAGAAGTAAAACAATTATCATCTTTAGGTATTATAGATAGAAGAATATCTAAAGATACATGTGATTTCTACGGCGTTAAATCGCTGTACAATGAAAATGGGGAAGAAATCGAAAGATACTACCCTGTATATAAACAACGCCAACTGGTAGGATACAAGAAACGAGTACTACCTAAGGATTTTACTAAAGGTCGTGTTGGAGATACGTCAGGAACTATTGAGTTATTTGGACAGCATTTATTTAAATCTGGAAAGATAGTGATTGTGACTGCAGGTGAAGAAGACGCTATGGCCGCTTATGAGATTACCAAATACAAGAGTTCAGTTGGCAGAGGCATTGCATCCGTTTCGCTCCCTAATGGATGCAGTGCTTCATCTTTAAAAGATAACCTTCAATGGTTTGAAGGCTTTGAAAAAGTTATATTTGCAGTAGACCAAGAAGAAGAAAAGGACTTAAAAGATGCAGAAGAATTTTGTAAACTATTACCACCAGGAAAAGGATTTATCGCCCGATTTAGTGAAAATGATGTATCGGACATGTGCAGAACGGGCAAGTTTACAGAATTCTACTCATCGCTCTTCCAAGCTAAAGAGTATACTCCATCGGGCATCATACGATCGGAGGACACATGGGATCTTTGGATGGAACGAGACAACTATGAAGCAATTCCTTTCCCTGCTGGCTGGGGACTTGGACGATACGGAGATATACTAAGGCTAGGTAGTTTAATAACTATAGGAGCCGGGACAGGACAAGGTAAAACCACCTTATTTAAAGAACTAGAGTATTATGTATTCAACTCTACTAAATATAATATAGGCATTATCCACCTAGAGGAACCAACTTGCGACACTGTTGGCGGCTTAATGAGTATACACCTCAATAGAAGACTGCACTTAAGCAAAGATGTACCTGAAGACATGCAAAAAGAAGCATGGAAACACCTATTTGACAATAATAGATTTATGTTAGATCAGGCATTTGGCCACTTAGACGCAGATGGCCTGGCAAATAAGATTAGATATATGGCACATGCTGGTGGATGTAAGTTTATCTTTGTCGACCACTTATCTGCACTAACATCAATGTATGGCACAGATGGTGGAGGCTCTAAAAACGAAAAGACAGAGAAATTAGTAGTAACCTTACAAATGTTAACACAAGAGCTTGGTATCTGCATCGTACTAGCTTCTCACGTTAGAAAAAGATCAGATGAGTCTAAAAGCTATGAGAATGGCGCTGTACCGTGCCTAGATTCGCTTTATGGATCTTCATCGGTAAAGAACTACAGTGACGCAGTTATCGTCATTCAGCGAGATCAGAGACAGTCTGACGGCCCTGTAAAATATCATGTTATTAAAAATAGACTGGCAGGTGAACTAGGCCCAGGGGCAGACCTTAAATTTAATCTTGAAACAGGTAGAATTGAACCTTATTCAAGTGTAAATATAGACAATAGCATACTTTAGGAGCGAAAATATGCAAATTATAATAGATTTCGAAACACTTGATTACGGTATTCAAAGTGGCCAAGGGTCAGGAGCACCTTGGGGAGGTGTAAAGATATTAGGCTGCGGCCTAAAAATAGATGACCAAGATGTTTATTATGAAAGAGATATTAATAAGATCAAAGAAATATGTGAGAAAGCTGATAGAATAATAGCACACAATGCTACGTACGAAGCGGGTTTAATTAAAATGCTAGGCGTTGATATTAAACACAAACAATTTTACTGTACCCAACTTGGAAGCAAGTTAAATTGTAACTTAGAAAACTCGTATGCGTTGGATTATTTAGCGAATAGATACTTAGGTAAGAAGAAAAAAAGTAATAAATTAATAGATGTAGGCGCTGAGATCGGCCTATTCGTAGTTCCAGAGTATTATGAAGATCCCGATATGTATTTTGGCGGTGATGTTAAACTACTTAAGAAGATAAAAACTGCAAAGAATAGAATGATGAACATTGTTTGGGAAAACCTAGACAGAATACAAGAAGCTAGCGATGTAGTAGAAGAGTATTGCTTAGAAGATGTTAGTTTAACAGAACAATTACATAATAGATTATTAGAAAAACTAGATAAAAATATTTACGCATACTACTGTAAGTTAATCAATGTCGCAACCGATATGAGATTTCAAGGAATTAGAGTTGACATAAAAAAGACTTTTAATGTAAGATTTGAATTAGAAAATAAACTAAGACCATTAGAGCGCCAGATGTGGGAAAAATTTGGATACTTTAACTACAACTCACCAGCACAAGTAAAGCTTTGGGCATACAATCAGTTAGGTGTTCGAGGTTTAAAAGACGATGATGGCAAAGAATCTTTTGGAAAAGATTGGGTAGAAGCAAATAAAAGCCATGAGGACATAGCTTTATTTGCTAAGATTAAAAAACTAGATAAGATGATATCCTTCTGTAAAACAATAGAAGAACATGAAAAACATGGAAGGATTTATCCACAGCTTAACATCCTCCAGGCGAGAACAGGTCGGTTTAGTTGCGTGTCTCCTAATGTACAGCAAATACCGTCACGAGATGAAGAAATTGCCCCTTTGATTAGAGGCCTGTTCTTGCCAAATTTTAACGAGAAGTGGTATAGCCTGGATTTCAGTTCTCAGGAACCTAGGTTACAAATACACTACGCAGAAGCAATAGGCAGTGAAAATGGTAAAGAATTAGCTGATAAATATAGATTAAATCCAAGAACAGATTTGTACCTAGAAGCCTGTGCAATGGTTAGGGATAAAACAAAAGTAACTATTACAAGAAGTGATAGTAAGATTATGACACTAGCCCTTTCATACGGAATGGGTAAGGCCAAAGGTGCTAAAGCCCTTGGAGTGAGTGAAATAGAGTATGCTAAGGTACGAAATGCTTATTTTAAAGGAGCATCATACTTAAAGGATTTAAATAAATACTGCCAAGAAGTTATGCTCTCAAGAGGATTTATTAAGACTGTAGGCGGACGTAAGCTTTATAATGAAAAAGGCTATGAATACAAGGCTTTAAATAGTTTAATACAGGGCGGGGCATTTGATCAGACAGCAGCAGCCTTAATCGAAGCTTATTATAAGCACGACATTATTCCATTATGTACAGTTCATGATGAAATAAACATATCAGCTAAAGATAGAAAAACAGCGGAAACGCTACAAAATATAATGCAAACATGTATAAACATAAACATTCCAAGCGTTGCCGACATAGGTGAAGGTAATAATTGGAGCGAAGCTAAATAAGGAGACATATTATGGCTTTAAGTGGATTCAAAAATAACAGTAATGGAAATAAAGGTAAAAGTAAGTTTGAACCTTTAAGCGAAGGGGTACATACCGGTAGATTAGTTCAAATAATTGACTTAGGTGTTCAACAAGATGAGTACCAAGGTGTAGTTAGTGAAAGACATAAAGTGTTCTTTACTTTTGAAATCCCTGGCGAAACCGTAAACGTAAATGGCGAGGACTTACCAAAATTTATCAGTACGGAGCTAACAGTATCATTGTTTGAGAAGGCTAAACTTCCGTCTTTTGTTAAAGCACTTGACCCAAAGGCTAAACTTGACGAATCATTAAACCTAGCCGATTTAGTTGGATTAGGTGTTCAATTAAATATTGGACGTACAAAAACAGGTAATGCAAAAATCTTAAACGCTATGCCATTAGCTAAAGGAATGTCTGTTGAAGAGACAAATACTGAGTTAGTGGTATTTGATATAGATAACCAAGATTCATCTGTACTGTCTAAACTACCTAACTTTATACAAGATAAGATTGCTAATTCCTTATCAAATAAAAAAAGTTCACAAAAAGGGTTGCCTGATATCATGTAGTTGTGATATATTAAAGGTATAAGAGAAAAACAAGGCGGGGTATAGTCCCCGCTACTTAACCAAGAGGCAAATAATGGACACTAAAAGATGCACTAAATGTAAAGAAGTACAACCTATATCGTGTTATTATAAAGATCTGACACACAAAGACTGTAAGAAGACAGTCTGTAAAACATGTGACAAGAAAAGGCGTCAGTTATACATTAGAACGAAGCAAGGGTTCTTAAAGACATCATATAATAATATGGTTTCTAGAGTTACAGGACGGTCTAAGAGTGCGGTGTCCTCAGTAGGGCAGCCTATAGTGGCCAGAGTATTATTTGAACACTGGGCATTAAATAACCCCGATTTCCACTATCTATTTAAAGAATGGCAAGAATCTGGTTACGATTCTAAACTGTCACCGAGCGTAGATAGAATAGATGAACGCTACGGATATGAACTATGGAATATGCAATTTGTAACCCATAGTGAAAACGTAACTAGAGCAAATGTGTTTAGGCATCATAATATCATTGTTTAAGGAGCAATTAATGAAAAGGTCAAAAAATAAAATACTGGTGATTTCGGACATACAAGCGCCGTTCCATCACCCAGACACAATGGCTTTCTTGAAAGCAGTAAAGCGAAAGTACAAGCCAACTAAGGTAGTGAATATAGGGGATTTAACAGATTCATACTGCCTATCTGCATGGACTAAAGATCCCGATGCTATATCTGCGAACGATGAGATAAAGCAAATGTTAGCTTTTAACAAAGAGATAGCTAAACTCTTTCCTAAAGTAGATATCTTAACCAGTAATCACGATCTAAGGTTGCAAAGAGCCGCGGTTAGGGCAGGTATTCCTAGGCATTTCCTTAAAGATTACCATAATTGGATGGGTCTGCCTAAGACATGGAAATTTCATGATGAGTTAATTATAGATGGTGTAATGTTTACTCATGGGGATGAAGGAGGAGCAGGCGGAATGAGTGCCGCATTAAATAGAGTCAAGCATTATGGACGCTCTTGTGTCGCAGGACACTTACACACCCAGTCTTGTGTTGAATACCTAGCGACGAGAGAAAAACTACTATTTGGAATGCAAGTAGGGTGCTTAATAGACAGAGAAGCTTTAGCATTCAACTACGCAAAGAAAGGACTAAGAAAGCCTATTCTTTCTGTAGGGTTCATTGATAAAGGAGTTCCATTTATCATACCTATGTTATTAGATGAAGATGGTAAGTGGACAAGGGAGCTGTAAGATGAGTATAGATGAGCTATTAAGAGAAGTAACTAAGGTTAGTAAAGACAACCAAAGCTGGGTCGGAAATAAGGATGAATTATTGAGATCCAAACTGTTAGATATTATATTAACATTATCGGAAGTATCTAAACACAAGCAAGCAGGTATACTAGAACAGCAAATGAATAGTAGGGATCCAAGAACTGTAATGGAAACCGTGTTAGCAGATTCTATTGTTGACATCTTTGATATCGCATCTGCATATAGATTAAACCTGGACCATGCTATCAAAGTATCAATAGCTCATCGAATAGGAGAGTAACTATGAAGATGATACTCGGCCCCTGTGCCATCGAATCAAAAAGACATGCCTTAAAGGTGGCAAAGAAACTGTGGGACATACAGTTTAGTGTACTACAGTACTTAAGAAGTGTAAATCATCCTTCCGAGGATTCTTTTGAGATCATCTATAAGTCTTCATATTCAAAGGCTAATAGAACAAGTAAGGATTCTTATGAAGGGATTGGAATAGATGAAGGATTAAAAATACTACAAGCTGTGAAGGATAAGTACGGATTTAGAGTTACATCAGATGTACATTCCGTAGAGGAGATAGAGAAAGCAAAAGATGTATTAGATATTATACAGATACCTCACCAAATGTGCCGAAACACAGCGCTCTTAGAGGCTGCGGCTAAGTCAGGTAAGGTTGTATCTGTTAAAAAGGGTACATTTATGAAGCCAGAAGATGTCTGTTTTATTGTTGATAAGATTAGGCAGGCAGGAAATATGAATGAAGTAATCATCATAGAAAGAGGAAATACCTTTGGGTATGGGAATACTGTCGTAGACATGAGAAACTTTGAAGTTATCAATCGAGATATACTAGGCGTCAGAGATGTCACTGTTTCTACATGCATAGATGCTACTCACCCTAGCTGTGGTAGTTTCTACGCTCCAGCACTTGCTAAAGCAGGCATAGCTGCAGGCGCCGATATGGTCTTCTTAGAGACACATGATAGTCCAGAAGAGGCCTTGTGTGATGGACCTTGTATGATTAATATACAAGATATAGAAGAATTAATAATTGAATTACAAAAGATATACGAGGTAGTAAATGCGCGTTATTGGAATCGACCCAGGAATTGATGATGCCTCGTATGCCATAATAGACAATGGGAGCCTCGTAGAGGCCGGTATCATAAGAAACAGCTATAAACCTAAAGGTAAGGTTGAAAAACTTCTTAAAGCTAACGTAATGGCCCTAGATTTACGTAATAAACTACTAGAGCTAGAACATGTAGATCATGCAATAATAGAAGCTTCAGCATCGTCCTCACATGGTTTACGTAATTTTAATACTATGTGCAGGATGGCCATGGTAAGTGGGGCAGCGCTAGGGGCAGTGAATGCAGACTTTATAGAGTTTGTACCTCCCCCTACCTGGAAAGAAAAGAAAGATAAATTAGATAACCATGCTGTTATGCTTGCAAAAGTATCTCAACATGAGCGTGACAAACTACAGAAGTTTGCAGCAAAAACAATAGCATCTAAAAGACATAATGTCATTGATGCATATTTAATCGCCCTATGGGGCTATAATCAATACTCTTAACACAGGAGACAATTATGAAATCATTATTAGTAAAAATAGGACTTTCCATTTTAATCTATTTATTAGATAATGAAGTTGTACACAATGCTATTATGAACGCGGCCAAGAAGACAAGCAATAATATTGATGATGTTGCGGCCGAATCAGTAGTTAAATTTTTAAAGGATTTAAGTAAAGTATTATCAGCAAAATAAGGATAAAACAATGAGCATATTAATGGACAGCCTAAACTCTTTATTAACACTGTATCAAGATAAACTTATCAGTGAATGTAGAAAATATTATAGAAACCAGGCAGATGCTTGGGATTTATACCAGGAAGCTGCTCTTAAGATGACGGCTGCCTTTGCTTCCTTTGACCAGGACAGGAGTTTTCTCCCCTGGGCAAGGGTTATAATCAAAAGATGCTATATTGACCAGCTACGGGCCTTAAAAGACGACCTAGAGGAACAGGCTTATGCATCACAAATAGATAGTTATCATGTACCTGAGCAAAAACATCTAAGAGATGCGGCAATAGTGCTAAACAGAATGAAGGAATTTGATTCTTTCTTAATACAAGAAGTTTGTGTTAATAAAGTTTCACAACGAAAATTAGCAAAAAGCCTAGGGATGTCTCAACAAGCCATATCTAAGAGACTTAAAATTGCTAAGATACGATTTAAGGAGATGTACGATGAATATACTGAGCGTCCTAGTTGAGCCCATTATTAAAGGTGTGGTAGACGGGATGAAAGAGCTTCAGGAACAGAAGCAATATGAAAGAATGCAGGCCGAGGTCCTTGATGGATGGGTCTTTAAAATTAAAGTAGCCATTGAAAGAGAGCTCCATAAAGCAAATGTAGACCACAGTGTTTACGTAAATGTAATGGCTGCCGTAAATAAAATAGTTAAAGAAGAATTTGAAACCGATAAAATATAGAGGTTGGTTGTGTTTAGAATAGAGAATTTTATAATGATAGCAGGTATAATAACAATTGCTTTAATGGCATTTGGATGTTCTGTCAAAGCTTCTGTTGATACTTCTGCACCTGTTGTAAAGGAACAGTACGAGGAAGGACTATATGAGGGGAAGTAAGCTTATTTACTTAGCTACTCCGTACACAGACAGTTGCCCAGAGGTTCAAACCTATAGATTTCATAGGGTTACCGGGGCTTCTGCTCTGTTACTAAGGAATGGGGTGTTTAATTTTAGCCCTATAACTCAGTCTCACGAGCAACACATGTCTCACGAACTTCCAGGGACCTGGGATTTCTGGTCTCAGGTAGACCTTGAATTCTTAAGTAGATGTGATGAGCTATTTGTACTGGTAGAGCCTGGATGGCAAGATAGTGTAGGAGTAACTGCGGAGATAAAGTTTGCCAAAGAGAACAATATCCCGGTAACATACATTCTTTATGAGGAAGAAAGTGTGATAATAAAAATAACAGAACAGAGAGCTAGGAAGGTTTTGCAATGGACACAGCAAGAGAAGAAGGAAATAAGTTTGACGGCAACAAACCGCCATTGTCGAAATTACCTAGAGTAAGTCTTGAGGAAATGGCCGTGGTTATGGCCTTCGGGGCGAGTAAATATGGATGGGATAACTGGAAGAAAGGAATGGATCACAGCCGCTTATTAAATGCTTCATTAAGGCATTTATACAAGTATGCAGATGGAATCGACCTAGATGATGAAAGCGGCCTATCTCACCTTGCTCACGCTATGTGTAATGTAGCATTTTTAATATACTATAAAGATAAAGGAATAGGTAAGGATGATAGATAAGGATAAGATTGTATTAGAAATATACCATGTAATAGGTAGAATCTTGTCTGGCACTATTGTCTTTGCCATAGGCAAGTATGTATTCTTGCTTTGGAGTTAATTATGTTTTTTGATAATAGAGATGATTTATCTGAACTTTTACATGACCTTAATGTTGAGTTTAAGGAATCAGGAGAAAAAAAATTCGCCATACGACAGATAGCATCATATGACGAATTAAGTTTTGATATAATAAAAAGGTACATACCCCAGTTTAACACGTGGATAAAATCCTCCACTAATCAACAGGCGGAAGTGTTAACTAAGCGGAATCCGTGCTACAAGATGAGGCGGTCCCGGGATATGTACACAAATAGTGATTATGAAGAAAGTAACTGGGCCAATGAGTACGGTGTGTACATTGTTTGGCACGGAGAGTTACCTGAGTCACCCTACCATTAAATGCCAGCCTCCTATAAGTAAAGGCGCAGCTATGCTAATTAATAAGGCCGTAAAGCGAACTTGAGTCACATGTTTCTTAATGGGCTCTAGTTCGTGGTCTACTCTCCCTTCTAAGTCGCTTAATTCCCCTCTAAAGTTGTCTTCTAAGCGTTCCAGCTTTCTATTAATAGACTTTAACTCCTCTAAGACAACTACTTGCCATTCATTCATTATACGACCTTTACCCTTCCATGTACAACTATATCATCTCCACTAGATAAATCCCCAATAGAGGTAACAGATCTCGATGCGGCATCTCTTACTTCAATGATTATAATATAGCTTGCTCCTCCATTACAGTTCGCTGTAAGGTTCATAGGTGTTGTACTAACATCTAATCCATTAGTCTCAACAACAGCTAGCTGGTCTCTTCCACCTGCCCCTAGCGTCGCAAATGTAAAAGGAAAACCTTCTATGCGTAAGGATCCTGATGCAGTTCCTATACTAACTGTATTTGTCTGTATAGCAATTGTGAAGTCGACATAATTACCATCTCTTGACCATATCCCTACCTGCTCATCATATGTAATGCTTAATGACCCTACCGTATCTGCAGAAACCGTAGGTGTAAATGTTCCCTGTGAACTGTCGTTCTGAAACTTAACACTAATTCCATCTGTCAAGTCGATTGTCTGTACTGTCCAGTCATCAGAAGAACTCATAGCCATTCTAAAAGATCCAATACAAGTACATGGATTACTATCATAAGCTGTTTCGTCTATATTATCTAGCGACCAGAAGTCTGTTATATCATCTGCAACAGCGTCATCAGGAGCTCCAATAGCAGCAGCTGCCGGGCTTGTTCTTAGGTGGGACACAGGTGAGATCATAAACTGTATTGTGTCCTGGTCATCGTTTGCCACTCCGTACAGAAAGAACCTAGCTTCTGATACGGCAACCCCTGTTGGGTATCCAAATAAGTTATTAATAATCTCTGAAGCACCGTTATCATCAATAAAAGACTGGTTAGCCTCCACACTAATATACTTAGAATATCCTGGATTGTCTTTATCTTGTACTCTAACAAAACCTGGGTTTGATGATGACAGGGCAGACCCCTTTGCGTCGTGTATTGTAAACACCCCTGTTCCAACACTATAACTAAACCCAATGTTAATTGCATCAGCTCCATTAGCGGCAATAGACGCGTCTATATTGGCCTTGTAAGTTGCAGCATCCTGAGATGTATAATCTGGTGCTGTAAATTCTGGATTTGACATTGTTTATTTTCTCCTTTTTGTTTCCGCCTAGGCTCCTCTAGCTTCCCAGTCTATCGTACCTGAGATGCCCGTACCTGAGCTATTAAATAATTTTACATGAAATCCTGTACCTGATTTACTCGAAACAGCGTAACTAACAGCTGATGTTCCTTGAGGATCGACTTTAATCCTAGGAGTATTGTGGTATTGTTCATCAAATGTTATACTTGTACCACTAGATCCAATTGCAACATCTTGAGCATCTTGAAATACATCAGCCTTGTCAATATAAAAGTCTAGCTGTCTAATAACATAGTTACCTGCTGTATAATCAGCATCTATCCGTCCTGTAAATGTTCTTCCTGTCTTATTACCTATGATCCAAGGTTCAAAACCGTCAACATTTCTAAAGAATCGTCTAACAACAACGACACCTTTGCCTGTATTAACAGTAACTTTATGCTTAATATACTGTGCCTCTATTCGACCAGAATTCCAATTCTCGAAGCCGTCATAAGCATCGGTATTCTTTCTGTAATCAATTGCTGTAGTGGCATTCTCTGACCCTGTTTCTCCAGGACCTAATTCCTCCTCAACATCCACACTGAAGACCAGTGATCTGTCTGCTCCGACATCCACTTCAACTGCCTCATATGAACAGGTTGTATATGGGTTGGGAACAAATACATCGAATGTTGAAAAACCATCATCACTAGCAAGGTTCTGTGATTGAGGAATAAGATTTCCTCTGTAATCAAGTATCATATTTGTGAACGTGCCACTTGCAGATATAGAGTCTGTATCCTGGTTTGCTAGCTGACCGGACTGGCCGTCAAGCAAATACAATATATTAAATTCAGGTTCAGCTACTCCGGTACCAACCCCTGGTCCAAGTTCTGATTGTATTGTTCCCCATACTCTTACTGTATCATCAAAATCAATATCTAGGTCAGTTGTCGTGTAGGACCCAGAAGATACAGGATTAGGTATAAAAAGATCGAATGTAGACCACCCATAATAATCAGCTGTGTGCTCATCTTGTGCAGTTAAAGCGCCTGTGTAGTGCTTAACCATAGATGATATAGTTCCAGTACTAAAGTCTGTGTCTACTAGTGAATCTATGACATTATTGACATTTACTACAGATACAGTAGCAATTCTGGCCACTTTTGAGTAGTTCCCTATTGTATCTTTAGCTTTAATAAAGTACGACCAATCGCCTGGTAATGCAGATACAACAGCACTGTTAGTTCTTGAAGTAGTTAATGGGGTAGCGTTCATCCAAGAAGTATTAGACTCTGGGCCATACCTGATCTCGTACTCAGCTAAATCAACATCTGTCACTGATTTCCATTTAAAATATAACTGATCACTTACTTGCGATACAAAGAAAGTTTCAACATTACTGGGCGGCGCTGCCTTTGCAGACATTGTCTTCCCTGTAATTCCTTTGTAACTAGATCTTTTACCTGCATTATTAACGGCTCTAATTCTAAATGAGTAAGTTCCCCCATCTTGAAGATTAAATAAATTTACAGACGAAGCTCTTCCATTTGTTTCAGCAACCTTAATCCATTCATCTAAGGATACTGTACTAGTTGTTCTTGATGGAATATCAGTTAATTTAGCTTCTATCTCAAAATAACCACCTTGTGTGACAAACTTATCCGTCGAAGGTGTCCATGCTAATCTAGCAAAAGATGAGACAGTACCGTCAGCTCTAACATATAGATAATCGTCACCTGTCTTAAAGGTCAAGTCTTCAGGTCTAGTTACTGTAAATGGATTAGCAAGTGATGTGTTAGGTGCAGGATCTACCGTAGTTTCCTCTGTGCTCCATGTATATACACTTGATGCTGTTTCTCTTGCCATAACATTAACATAAGGAGCCAAAGCTCCATTAGCGTCCTGTTCGAGGGCAAATGACCACTCATCTACTTGAAATACTTTATTTGTCCATCCGAATCTTGTATTAGACAGTTGAAAGTTGTCACCTACTTGAAGTTGGAAACCGTTCATATTAAGCTTTAGCGTAACTCTAATCTGCTGCCTTACAGATTCTAATAATATTTTACTTAATCTTTGTGCAGTTGCCCCACTAGTAACTAAAGGAAAGTTAGTATCATGTATAAGGACGTCACTATTGTCGTTAGTTACATACGTAGAATTCGTCACTTCTGGCATGTCAACTGGCTGGTATCCTTGACCTGGATCTATGTAAACAGCTTTCACTGTGTTAAATAATTCACGCCTAGACACCATAGTCTCCACTTTCATAGGACCTATAATCTCTGTTTCTGAAATATTTACTGTAGGTGTTCTATACTCACCTGCATAACAAAACCATTTACCGTTCTGATAAACAACAAAACCAGCCATAGTTTGAGTAATTGATTCTAATATAGCTTTAGGTGTCTGTGCTGTGTCTAAGGGCCCGTTAACTGTATACCTATCTTCACTAGTTACTTCTGAGTAAAGAGACATGGAGTTTACACCTAATCTCTCGTTATTAGTAGTTGTCATCTTTAATCTATAATAAAGATAAGATGTACCATTAGTAAAATCATAGGTCTTTGTCTCTCCATCACTCCAGCTTTGGCTACTTTGAGTCTCGATCGTAGTCTCTTCTCCTCCGAAAGATCCTGTATTAGATCCGTATAAAGTCCAAGAAGTCGGTGCTTGAGACGAGTCGCCGCTCTTTGAAGGAGCTTGCAGTTTCATTTGAATTACGTCAGCTGCAGATTCTAGCTTCCAAGTGATATACTCATTTGTATTTGTATCTGCCCACCATACAGTATTATCATTTGTATCTAATATAGATTCGATACTATAAGCATCTAAAGAATCTGTACTGGCAGAAACAGTATCTGGGTATTCTTGAATCTTAACGGCAGTGACGGAAACGCTTTCATCACATACATTAGCTGCTGTGTCAAAAGAATCTGTATCTATTTCAGCCGTAGGTACATTAAGTCCGTACTCTGAGTTAGTTAAGTAATCATAAGCAGCCAAAGCACTATTTGTACTATAAGCGGTCGTAGTATCCCTGGTATCGTATAATTTTTTACCCTTAACTATAGCACTGATATTAGGTATTCCATTTGGCCACAAGCCTTCCTTCCAGCCGAGTCTAACATACAAGTATGCAATACCTCTTAGCCTATGGTTACTAGTCCATACATTAGGTGCATATGACTTTAGATCTGTGTCTACAGTTTGAGTAGATGATCCTAAGTGTTTTTTAATAGTAATTAGTGGAGTACCATCATCGTCAGTAAACCTACTGTCTGTTGTGTCTCCATCAGAATCTATCATAATAATATCATCATTAAAAAAGACAGTGTCAATAGATTCTACTTCGTGTGGGGCTAATGTAACAACAAGATGAAGCCATTTATTTTGATCAGTAGTGTGTACAAACACCATAGATCCACTAGCTCTAGTCTTACCATAGATAATATTAGCTGATGCAGCTGGTTCCTTTACCATAGTAGAGAAACCCTGTGCCTGAGACTTAAAATCAGGAAGTTTAGGTTTCTTTTGTAAAGCTTGTCCTATAGCACCTACTGCTAATGAACTAAAAAAGGAAGTAGCTAGACTACCAACAGAGAAAGCTGTAGATATTGCAGTACCTGTAACGGCTGCGGCAGTTGCTGTCCCTACGGCAGATGCTACTGCACCAATAATGGCTCCTGGCATTAGTTACTCTCCTTTGGCAATGACCATGCTCTTTTTATGTACGATCTAGGCGCACAGATGACTTGTTTAGGGCCCTGAGCCCATACTTTTCCGTTCCAAAGTATGCCGCATGTGTCACCTATGTCCGTGTTTACTAGACATACTGACCCATTTTGGGCTTTTTTGGGATGTACTTTCTTAAGTTTATATTTTCTACATACTTGAGTAAGAAACTTACTTAAAGTTCCTCCATGCTCGTCTATAAAGACCTGAGCCTCTTCTTCTGTTGAGTATTTACCTCTGTAGTCTTCTAGTATATCAATTCCACATATATTGAGTACACAGTCGGCGGCAAACATACAACAGTCTTGCTTGCCCCATTTAAAGCTTTTATTAAGAACAGAGGATAAATGTTGTGTAAATCTAGTTTTCCAGTCCATTATTCTGTTTGTCCCCAGTTAATTGCTTTATTCTGTAGTGTAGCTACGTATTGAAGACCTAAGTCTCCTGAGTACCTATCTTGTTGAAATCTATCCGTATACCTTATTTCTCTTGATCTATCTAATTCAATCAATCTATTTTCAGCTTGAAGAGTAATAATAGATGTATCACCACCTTCTTGTATTCCAGGAACATCCATTAATCCAGAGAATAGTTTGTAAGGATCAGCAATAATACTGCCGTCAGTGTCAATAGCTGCAACCCATAAAGATACTTCATTTCCTTGCCTAGCATCTGACAGTATTAAACTAACTAATGAAGATGGAACTCCTGACAGAGAAAAGGCTGCTCCATTAGCCTGAACTTCCTTTGTTTCGGATACTGAAGGTATTCCCATTAAATGCCCTACGCCCGTCCAAGTTTGGCTGTCCCATGTAATGTCATCATAACCTGTCCAGATATAGGTTGTGCCTGATGACCACACGCTCTTAAAGAAGAATGCAATCTTAAATGAAGATGATGTAAATTCAGTATTTAAACCAGATGTTATGTCTCTAGACATGTTTTAAGCTCCTGTATTGGACTTTTAGTATTTAGGGTATGATACCCTGCCTTAACCTCTATAATTGTAGTACAGGCTCTTTAAATAGCTTCTCTGATGGTAATTGTGATTCCGTAGTGCATAAGATCATTAACACTCCAGTTCATGTTATTAGTCGATAATCTATAAAGACCAGTTGGGCTGCTCGTAGTGATACTTGCGTTATTAGCAGGTGCCGATCTTAAATTAGGGAATATTTCTAGGGTAGCGTTGCCACTGCCGTCAGAAGAAGCGTCTGATGTAATCTTATACATATAAGACCCTATTCCTATCCAATCTCCTCTTAATAATAAAGAAGCTTGACTAGCATCCCATCCGTCAGTAATTAGGGTACTTCCTGTCTGGCTTCCCCCATTTACTAAAGGAGTACCTGTTGCAGTTCCTCTTGGACTTGAGTAATCTGGGTCACCAAAAGTAAAAGTCCCTTTCGTCCCATTCAGTGCCAGTAAAAACCCGACAAAGTCTTCTGCCTCAGCTCTTTCAAGAGGAGGTAAAGATATTTGTGCTTCAAACCATTGGCCGTCGTGCTCTACTATCTGCTGCTCGCCCGTAAAAGGTGATTCTGTAACTGCTACTTTTGTTTTCGCTTCCCATGTAATGTCTCTTATAGATACAGATGGAAATGATAAAGGATAACTTATCGCCATTATCTTATTCCTCCTCGGCCTCGTCTTGCATTAAATTCATTATTAGCATCCACAGCAGCTTGTCTAATTACAGGCATCGCCATAGATAGTTGTTCTTTAAATCTTTCTCCAACATCAGGCATTAGGTTAATGTTTTGGTTAATAACCATACCTTGGCCACCTGCTCCATTAGGAACAATCGTGCCTGCCTGCTGTGGTATAAATAGTTCAGGACCTTTCTCTCCTACCATGTAAGGTTTGGACATAGACACAGGGCCTCCCATCGCTTTAAACCCAAACTGCTCTGTAAAAAAGCTTCCTGCTTTACTACCTACAGCTCCTAGAATAGGGCCAAGTATAGCACCTAATATCGGGTCATTACCACCTAAGATACCTCCTAACTGACTAAACGCGTCTTGAAAGGACTTCGTAAACTGAGAAGCAGTATCTGTAGACTTATCTGCTACTTTGTTCATTGACTGCTCGTATATCCTTTCAAAATCTCTTACAGCTAGTTTTCCGTCTTGTAAAGCCTGTGTTAACGCTTCAGGCCCTAAAGATGCCATCGCGTTTATTTCAGCTAACTTCTGTCTGTATGCCTCAAGAGAGATAGTTCCCATCCTAAGCTGCTCAGCCAGATCTGTCTTTTGAAATGAAAGAGATCTAGCTGTAACAGGACCTGAAGATGAAGCAGCAGAAGCGGCCTCTGTAGGTGCAGGTTTACTTATTTCATCTCGTTTCTTTTTAAAATCTTCAATCTTCTTTGTGACTTCATCGATCATAGTGTTGTATTTCTCTACAGTTGCTGTGTCAGAATCTACAAATAGACCGAAAAATCGTTCGTCTTTTACATTTTGGGCAAACTCATCTCTAACTTTCTTTAATCTTTCTAGTTCTGTGGTTAAAGAGTTAAGCTCAGCGTTTACTTGCTGTAACTCCGTACCCGAAATAGCTACCATGAACTGGTTAAATCCTGCTATAGCTGGGCCCAATGCATTCATGAATCCGGTTTGAAGCTGTTGAGTAGCATTGCTTAGTAAATCACCAAACAACACGAAAGAGTCGTTTACGTCTTTAGAGACAATAAGGCCTAGTCTTTCAGCTTCTTCACTAACTCTATTTAATGCACCTGGTCCTGCTTCAATTAAAGGTAATAATGATCTAAATTCTGTATCGAAAATCTTTACAGCTATAGCGTTTCGTTTGGCTTTATCTTCCATACTTGCCAAGGCATTAACAGTATCTGGAAGAACTTCGTTAACATCTCTAAAAGTCCCATCAGCGTTCTTAATAGGTACATTTAATCGAGCAAAAGCGTTTGCAACTGCTTCACTTCCCTCGGCTGCTTCTCCCATACGTCGAGTGAGTCTGAACCCTAAAGTTTCAACAAGCTGAAAAGAAAAACCTAACTGCTTAGACGCAAAGTTTAACTTTTGTACAGTATCAAAAGCCAAGCCTGACTTAACCGCCATTTTATCCATTTGATCAGCAAATCTCACAGATGACATTAAGGCAGCCGAAAAGGCAACACCGACAGCGGCCATAGCAACCTTTGCCCTGGAGGCGAACACACTCATACTGTCTGACATATCTTTCGAGGCTTTCTGTGTGTTTTTCTTTGCTGTATCTAAGTTCTTCTTGAGCTGCGACGTATCAGCTCTGACTTCGATTATTGCTTCACCAGCTAGTTCTGAAAACTTCATATATTCTTCTCTTTTAATTTTTTACGCCTACGCTCGGTTAGTTGCTCTAGCATAGACTTCATTTCCTTCCTATCTTCTTTAGATATGGTAGGTTGTTTATTGGTAAGCTCACTTAATTTGGGGAATTTCTTAGGGTTATGATGGCCTATTGTGGTTAAATGAGCATTATACCATGCTTCATTAATACCTCTTTCCACTGTATAACTGTGTCCCTTAAGCGCTAAACAGAGTTCTCGGTATGTCATAGACCAAAATTGATCTGGTGACATACCTAAAACTCCAAATGCGATTGCTTGCAGTTCTTCAAAGTCTATTTGGACTTTCTGCCCTTCGACTTCCCCTCTGTCTTTTTTTCAGAAGAACTTCCTCCTAAGCTTACAGCTATACACTCCCCTAGTTTAGTGGTAAGTTCTGTTAGGTTAAAGTCGAATTCCCCTACTTGCTCTTCAGTAAGGTCTCTGTCATCATGTCTTAATGCTAAGTACAATAAAGTTCTTAACAGTGTTACATCCATTTTATCTAAACGAGCTAAAATATCTAAAAGAGTTTGACCTGGGTTTAATTGCTCTAACATAGCAAAGTCATTAAGAGTAAGTTTCATAACTCGCTCTCTTCCTCCAATATCAATTTTAATCTCGCCTCTGTACTTATTAGCCATAGTTTCCGCCTCCTATTTTAGCTATTAAAGTCCTGACGACCAAGTACCTGAAATTTGGAATGAGGCACTAACAGTTGCTACATCCATATCAGGGTGCGATCTACTTAATGATGTTACATATGCAGTAGCGGAAGCAACAAAAGAGTCGTTTCTATATCTCATAAGAGTGATAGACGTTTGCCCCTCCATAGCTGCTGATAGATCGTCCCATGCGCTGTCTCCATTGACATACAGACCATCAAGATCTACTGAATGTGTTGTTCTTCCTGCAATGAAAGTTGCTTCAGCATCGCCTTTTGCAGATGTCTCAATAACCGACATTTCGGAATTTAGTGTTACGTTTCGTTGGCTTGCGATTGCGTTTGCACCAACATAGATGATTACATCATCACCATTTTCACCTGTTGCCATAATATCCTCCTTATGCTAAAGTGAATTCTATCGATAGATTGGCCGTTTTGACATTTTCATTTATGATGCCTTGTGTTGGGCCAAACACATTTGTAATTATATTAGTCCATCCACTGACAGTGATGGATTGTCTGTGAAATAAAGCTCTTATTCTTTCTGCTATAGTAACTGGGTCAGTGGATGTGCCAGTGTAAACTGTAAAGTCAACAACTATAACCCTGATACTTCCAGTCTTAGTGTCTGCATTTGTGTCAGATATTACCTCATATAAAATAGCAGGGCTCTCCATATCTGACGGAAGTTCATAGCCGTCTACAATAGCGTAATCACTTCGGTAGGTAGCGATGTTATTAGTTATCGTACTGTCCCCAGCTAGAACGTCATATATACCTTGTCTTAATACATCCATTATTTACCTAACATTTTAATAATTGTGAATCTGTGTTTCTTAAGTGCAGGGGCCAAGAATGGTCTAGTCGTCCCATCTTTAAGTCCTTTAAATTCCAGGTTATCCGCATAGACAGTGGCTGGGCCTCTCCTTACTCCAATTCCTGCTGAAATTGAATTATTTCCTACGTATATCTCGTGCCCAATACTTGATCTTAGTGTACCTGTACGAACTCTTGGCGGTTCTCCAGGTTTAGATGGAGTAAGTCCTGTCCTATTTCCTAAACTAATAGATTTCTTGACCACAGATTCCATATAAATAGCAACCTGTTGCATATTACTTTTGATCTTTTTATTAAAGGATTTATGAACTTTATCCCCGTACCATTTAACTTTATACCTACCCATTACACTTCTCTGTTTCTATACGGGGCCAGTAGTGTCATTTCCTGTGGAGTCAGTGCCATGTGTAACCCTGCCATTTTTGCATCTGCATTAGTGTGCTCTGGCTGTGTCCATCTTCCCTTACTATTTGAAGTAGGAAGAACCTTTAAATTTCTAGCTATTAGCTCATAACAAACCCACTTAACAGCTTTAGGAACAGTAGTGTATCCAGCAGAATAAATGACAGTATATCGCTGTCTTCCCTGAGACCACTTACGTCCAGGGGCTGGGAAAGTAAGGCTATCATTAACAATATATATTCTCCCACTTTTAGCATAAAAATCATAATCTGTAGAAGTAACTGTTTCGCTCGTGTCATTATCTGTAATACTTGTTATACTTATAATAGGTGCTCTAGTGGTTATTAATAAATCGTGACCGCCGTCTATCTTGTCGGTCGTAGATGTAGAACTAAAGGTTGTATTACAGTAATTTTCTATAAATTCAGAAGTAATATCTATTAACTCATCTATCAATGTATCATGAGTCGAGCCTGTAAGTCCTAGATATGTTTTGACTTCTGCCGCTGTAACTAGATCTGTACTAGCTGCCATATTTAATCTCCTGTTTTATTGTCGTTGAGAAGCACAAATACTTATGCGCCTTAAGGATAATAAAAAGATGAGGGGATATACCGCCCCTCGTCGGTTTGCTTAAATTAAGCCATCAAGTTTTTACCTAAATGTCTTGGGAAGCCTCTTACCATAGTAGCTGATAAGATAACTCCTGTCGATCCAGCACTTGACTCAGTGATGACTGGTTTTACGTATCTTTTATCACCGATATAACCAATTAACTGAACAGTTTGGTCAGCAGCAGCATTAATAGTAGCTGTTGTATCAACACTAATGTCAGTAGCAGCAACAGCAGTGAATGTACTGTTATCATCTGATTCTGTTAGTGTTACAACGTATTTACCATCAGTACATACACCAGCGTTAATAACACAAACTAGACCTTCCGATCCAGGTAATGTAGCTGATGCAGCCATGTCTACTGCAGTACCTGCTGTGGTAGCTGCATATGCTTTAGCTTCTAGTCCGATTGCTAAACCATCTCCGTTGTCCCCTAAAAGGGCAGCAAGATCTCTCTTAGCCATAATATTTTCTCCTTGTTATATTAAGTGTATTAGTTTCTGTTGTAACGTACGAAAGCTTCTTGTACAGTAGGAGCTCCGTCAACTCTCATACTCATGATGAAACCAACTTTTCCTTCGTCAGCATATCTTTCGTCTAAGCGCTTAACTGATACACCTTTTCTTTCAGCAATCCAGTAGTACTTCATATCACCGAAGATAAATGAACAATCTCCATCAGCTGCAGGTGCTGTCATTCTTTCAACTTCAATAAGGTTGTAACCATTTAGTACTAAAGGTTGTCCAGCCATTAGTGAAGTTCTGAAGATTGGCTTACTGTCTCCGTCAAGAAGTTTATTTAACTCTTCAACTTGATCTCTGCTCATGATATAAGAAGCATTTCTTCTGTACTGTAACTTTAGCTTAGTTGGAGCTTCTAATACAGAAAGAGTGTTAATATCTGTAGCAGATGATGTTAAATCATTAGCTGTTAGGTTTGCGTTTAACAGACCTAAAGCTTCGTTAACACCTGTACCGTTGATAATATCATCTTCTAGTTCTTCAGCAAAACGTGTTGCAAAGTGATCTAGTAAGTGACCTTCAATGTCAAAATCGCTGTCCTCTAATAATTCTTCAGGAATCTTAAATAAGATAGCTTTTTTGTGTGGTGTAAATGTTTGCTTACCGAAAGCATCAGAAATTGATAGCTCTGATAATGTAGCACCTTCAGCAACATTAGATACTGTTCCAGTAAATTCAAATGTTGGGAAAGGTATTGAACCTTTATTTACAGGTACAACTGTTGCAAGTGCTCTTAGTTGTAATACATCATCTAAGATCTCGATCAGTCTGTTTTGTAGTTCTCCGTGTACGAATATACCGCCATCTGGATCACTATTTGATGCTAAAGCTTTTCTTTCTTCAACATTTAACTCAGATTTACCATAACGTAAGTATTTGGCATGAGCTTTAACGAATAATTCTTTTTCCATGTTTTTTTCCTCATTTTGTTCTGATGCTACAGGAACGCGGTTAACTGCTGTTTCTAAATTCTTTTCTAATAATTCTGCTTCTTCACTTAGTTTAGATTTTTCATTTAGCTTCTCAGCTTCTAAACGATGGGTCTCAGCTTCTTCGAAAAGAGATTTAACTTCAGCGGCTTTCTCTTCTGTAAGAGCGCCTTCTTTAGCTTCAGCAAGGATTTCTTGGCCTTTCTTTAAAGCCTCGTCAGCTTTAGTAAAAAGTTCTTTACTATCCATTGTATTTTCTCCTTGTGTTATTTATAGACAATCCTAATAATTCAGATAGTCTTTCCAAATTCTGTAATTCCTTTTCAGATACAGTATTTGGGGTTTCTAAAGAGACCGCGTTCTCTGTAGCTTCGTTAGCTCTAACTCCGTTCTCTTGATTTTTTTCACAGCCGCAATCAGTGCATGCGCACTCTTCGCTACTGTCTATTTTTTGTTCTTTGACTGCTAGAATCTCTGCTCTACTATTGGCAGGGATTGGTACAACAGAAACCTCTATAAGGTCAGCTTTCTCGATTACTCGGTACTCTTTGCCATCTTGCTCCGTAAATGACTGAGCTTCTATAAAAAACCCAATGCTCATTTTATTAATATGACCTTGTTTTAGCTTCTGTCTAATTTCTTCAACTCTTGGTGTGTCAGCTAATCTTGCTTTTATAAATAGACCATGCTCATCTTCATAAGCACTTATTACAGTCCCTAATACATGCTCACTATCTTGTTTGTGAGAATCCAACAAAGGTATTCCTTCTGACTGAATTTTCTTTATACAATCTACAAAAGCGCCTCGTTTAATGACGTCGCCGTGAGAATCGGCGGGAAATCCAAAAGTAGAGGCATAGCCTGATAACGTCCTTTCATCTGAATGAAATTCTTTAACCTGTAAATTACAGTATTTCTTCTCCATTACAATATCCTTGTTTTTATGCTTTAAATGCTCTGTATTGCGTTTATAATGGTTTAGAGGTATCTTACCCTACCTAATCTCTTTTAACGTTGTTACAGGCTCTTATATTAATTGTTAAGATTTCTTAATCTAAATATGGTTAATAAAATGTTAAGAAAAATAATTTCTCTCGTAAAATGAAAAAAACAGTTGACAAGATTTTTTATTTGTGTATAATAGTAATTAAGGGGCAACGTTAGTTGCGTCATGTCAAAGCTTCGCTTTTTCTTTTTTTTGTTTTTCTTTTTCCATATTAATTATTTGGAACAATAGTACATCGGCACCCAGGATGTACAGGAGGTGACGGTATGTCGCCGTAAGAAAGATCTAAAGCTCTCTTAGTTCCTTCCGGCATGTATACATCCCCCTTACTTAAGAAGTTCTCTTCAACAGAAATAGTCTTTCCATTTAACCCTTTGCAATAAGGACAAGCATCACTACTTGCTATCCAAGTCATTTTAGTTACTCCAGCTCCTTTGTAAACAGCTCTTGCACCTTCATTTGCGGCTCTTATTGTTTCCGTCCTAGCTATCATTGTTGCTCTGTTTTTACTAATCTGTCCTGCGAACTTGTCCTTAAGCTCGTCTTTTAAGGCCTTTAAAGAAGTACCTTCCTCAAAAGCTTTCTGTACAGATTTTCTTATTGTTTCAACACTACTCTTTGATATACTGTTTGCAAATTTGTAGTTATGTTCAGCAATGAATGTTAATATCTGCTCATTAGATAGCGTAATATCTGTATCTAAACTAGATGCAGCCGATAAACCAGCTTCGGACATTAGACCCTTCATTATAGGTTCAACACTTTCCTTTGCGTGCTCTGTCCATATAATCTCTAAGGCACCTAACTCAGCCATTACTTTATCCAAATTAACATCAGGTAAAGGAATATCGTCATCAATATTCTTTGTTTCTGTAACCTCTGCGAATTGGTCTAACAATGTTGCAAACTGTTTACCTTGTCTTTTGAACTCTTTCTTTGCCCAGTGTTCAAATCTGTCATAGTACTTGTCTGCTGAGCTTAGCATACCTAAGCTTTGCTGAAGTAAGTCCAGTTCACGTTGTTTCTTTTCTAGTTCTGTTGATAGAGACTTAACTTCCTCTTCTTTAACATCTTCTACAGCCGGCTCAGGTTCAGGGTCTGGCTGTTCAGGCCCGTTATCGCCTATAGGATCTCTGCCTATCTCGGCTCTAGCTTCGTCAATGGTAAGTATACCAGATTGAAGCCCTAGAATAGCGTTATTAAAGTTCTGCTGACGTTTATCACTGTATGCCGATACTTTACTAGTGTCAAACATAAATGCACGTTTAAACGGATTTAAATCACTATCAGATTCAATCTTTGAAGACAGTCGCTTATGAAGAGCTGATATTGTTTCTTCCCAGAAAGACTCTCTTGCTTCCTTGTAGTTAGCATAACTTGCTTTATCTAGCCCTACTTTAGCACCAATGACAATTGGAGGTACTCCAAATACCATACATATCCTACTTTCACTGATTCCTCGTAGGTCAGCGAATGCTAATGACTGCATATCCATACTAATCTGCTCAAAAGATGTATCGCCCTCTAGGACAGCTATTTCACCTCGTGAAGAGCCGCCGTAAGATTGTTTCCATTGACTTTTAATTCGCTGCCTAGCTTCTCTCGATAAAGGCTCAGGTATTTTAAGTATTCCAGAAGGAACACCGCCGTTTTGCAGCATTACCTTGGAAAAATCTGTAGCATCATTGTCAGTTGCTATTTGACGAAGCGCAGGCCGTAAAGGAGACATACCCATTACATCATCTGACGGATTAGGAAATTTAAAATGCACAATATCATCTGCACTAATAGGATGGTTTTTACCGTCAAGATTGTAAAGATAGTGTTTTATGTATTTATCCTTATCAGGAACTATTCTCATTCTATCAGGTCTAAGTGGCCACAGTTCTTTAACCTTTCCACGTCCCGTCTTTACTTTTAACCAGTATGCATTACCTGCAAGATATAGGTGGTTTACTGTTGTTTCCCAAAACTCATATTGTGACATAAAAGGATTAGGTTTTCTAATTAAGGCAACAGTTCCATCGGCCTGTACTGGAAGCCCATCCATGTCTAATGACTCAATAGGAGCTTCAGCTAAAGAAGATGAAATCTCCTGAATACATGCATATACAACTTCATTTTTTCCATAGCCGCCTAAAGCATTATCCAAGAAATTATCAGTAGGGTACTGTGCTTGTCCATCCTTAAAGGCAGATATTCCTGTTTCTATACCCTTCGTTGCAAACATGTTCTTTACGTAATCAAAAATTCCCATTACTTCTCCTAAAAGGGTTGACTAAAATATTATCGATATGCTATAATAAAATAAAAAGGCATAGGAGGTTTACATGTCTAACAATGAAACGTCTCTTTTAAATAGCATAGAGTTCATACAATCTTTATTTGATATCTCTTGGATCTTAATGGACTATACTCGCGATAAAAGATATCCTATCGGCGAGGGTCAGATTAAACCTAAAAAAGGTGTTCCAAAAGAAGTGCTTCAAGCACTAGTTAATTTAAATTCACTTACAAGTCATATACTGGCGACCTATAATAAGCCGCCTGAAGATCATGATGGTGAAATACCTACAGATCTTGTTGATACAATAGATGTATCAGATAAATGATATCCCACCTTTCTTACTGGCGGACAGTTCAGTTAGGGCCCATACAAGGGCGTCTACTCTATCTGGACTTCCGTCAAAATTATCAGCAGTAAACATACACATTTGATCTTCTAATTTATCAAAACAACCAACATGACGAACTTTACCTTGTTCATACAGTGCTGATATCGGTTCCGCTCTTGTTCTCTTTCCTTTTGTCGCTCTTACAGATCTATATGGTATTGATCTATCAATATTTCTGAGTAAGGATTCAATAAGATCTCCTCCTTGATTTGCCTCTCCGATAATGCGATCCGCATTCCATTTATGGTAAAGATCGACGACAAGTCTTCCCCATTGGTCAGGGCTAAGTTTACAGGTTTGGTCATCGAGCACAAGGAATGTACCATCTTCACATTTTGCGGCCACAACAACACCTGTTTCATCTGCATTATCTCCACTTGTAACTGCAGGATCTACTGCAACAACTATTCTTGTTATATTATATTTATGTGACAAATCATCAATATGCATGATATCATGTATTCTTGTCGATTCTATCATCGCAGGCTGCCATAGAGCATCTGGATTGTCTTCTAATAAATCCCCATATATTTCCTGCCTACCTAATCTGGTACCTTCAAATCTCTCTTCAATTGCCTTTAAGAACTGAGGAGCAAGATTAGCCTTATTCTCGTATGTAGATCCCCTAGTAATAACACTTTTATCACTGGTTAATAAATCTCTCATCAACCTTCTAGGCTTAGGAGTTGTCGTAATAATAACTTTAGGGCAAGGGCCTAATCTAAGCCCAAACATCATCATATCCCAAGTTTCTTGATCATACTTCCAAGAAGACAGTTCATCACACCAAGCAAACGTATGCTGAGGTCCTCTGAGTCGATTAGGTTCCTCGGCAGTAAAAGACGTCGCTACCGCTCCGTTTTTGAATGATATTCGTCGCTTAGAGGGCTCGTATGTACATTCGATTCCTCGTCTCTGAGCACAGGCCAGTAAGCCGCTTTCACCCTCAATCATAACATCCCTAGCATCCGATGAAATAGAAGCAATTAATGCAACTCTAGCTTGACTTCCTAGCTCTTCTATGTGATCAAGTGTGGTTTCAGCCCCAGTCCTTGTCTTTCCATATCCTCGACCAGATACAATAACCCAGTAAGGTTTATTAGAATTCCATTCGTCTGGTGCTAATTGATTCTTACGTGCCAAAAATGCCCATGATTTAGCAATCATAACTCGTTCTTGATCAGATAGAGCTGAATAAAACAAACTCTTTTGCTTGGGAGTTAATTTATCAAATTTAAATCGTAAATCTTTAAGATTCATTATACCAACCATTATCGAATATAAAATCGGACGTTTTAAAGGATGCAAACTGCTTGTTATATTCTTTGAACTTCTTCTTAAGTTCTTGCATAGCATTTGTCATCTTCTTTCGCTCTTTTTTATCTAAGCGATCAATAAATAAAACACCATTTAAGTGATCATTTTCATGAAGAAAGACTCTAGCCTCATAGCCTACTAAGGTTTTTTTAAAAGGTTTAAAATCTTCATCTAGTGCCTCAACTTCAATTTCCCAAGGCCTTGTTACATCACCATAGAGTGTAGGGGTTGAGAGACAACCCTCAGGATAGGTCCATTCCTCTTCTGAAAATGAAAGAATTTTAGGGTTAATATAAACACCAATATTTTTCTTTTCAGAAAATGCCTTTGGCTCGTAGTCTTCCTGCTCGTATTTTAAAATGGATTGCATGACTTCATGAGCTCGCTCTTGATGAATTACAAAAATCCTAAGGGACTCGTTAACTTGAGGAGCACATACACCAACCCCGTTAGAATCGGCATCAACGGTTTCAGATAAATCAGCAATTAATGTTGTGATACGGTTTGTTAGTGTATCAATCTCTTTGGCTTTTGCCCTTAGAACAGGGTGGCCAAATTTCACGATTTCTCTTATCATGCAAAAACCTAAAAATAAATTAAACAAACTCTTTTGTTTGTTAGTTAGTTTATCAAATTTATGTCGTAACTCTTTAAGAGTCATCATACCAACCTGAATCAAATAGAAAACCTTCTACAAAAGATGATATAACACCGCCACTTCCTGATCGCACTATGCCTCTTACTTCCCAATCAGTCTTTGGTGGAAATGTCAGTCCAGGGGACGATGAAAAGGAGGCAAAGTTCTGATATAGAGTCTCTACTAAAGCTGATCTCCAAGCACCCCCAAAAATCTTATATCTAAATTGAACAGTCGCCCTATCGCCCTTGTCTATTCCAATAGTCATATGATCCAATATCATATATTTCCCCGCAGGTACAGTCTGTATCAATTGCAATGCTTCGCCGTAAGTGGCACTTATTACAGCAACTACAGTACCGCTGGTTGTCTGATCTACTGTTATAACTCCGACATTAGAGCCTGTAGATCCAGCCGTAAGTATATACGCAGCATTTACACGTAGAAAACTTTGCGTGGTGGTAGCTGTAGTTTGACCTGTTAATGTAACATCTTCTGTAATTTCAGCATAGTTAGCATCCAATCCCTCTATGCGCATTGTAAGAGCGCCCGTGCCTTCAGCTGCATCTTCCGTACTTCCGCTGACAACATCTAGTGTCTGAGCAGCAGTTGGAAGTGTGTACTGAGCGTTATAACTACCAATAGTCTCGTACGAGGTTCCTACAGCTTCATTAAGTCCAAATTTTCTAAAATTAGATATACCCTGAATCCTATTCAAAGAAACTAAATGTTCCCATTTAACAATAGGACCTTGTATTGGAAGATCGTCTCTCCAGTATTTAGACTTTTTTGACATTTCTAGCTCTCGGTTTTCGTTTTATCTTTTTCTTAGGTTTAGGGGCTTCAATTTCAAGATCTTCTTCCGTATTTACAGCCTTAGAAGATCCTTCATATTTAACAAGCCCAATTCGAAACTTATTATCAATAGCAGTTAGATACTCATTTCCTTGGGCCCTATCTCTATCACTAGGACTTAGTGCCATGTACTTATATAATGCTGTTTTTCTAAATCCAGCTATTCCAATATGTTCGTAGTAATCAGAATCAGCTTTATCCTCAGTAAATCTAACTAAATCAGTCAGTAACCCTTTATCATCGACAATAGCTTGAACAGTTGAGTTAGCCGATGGGCTGTCGTTTTTACTTCTTCTCTTTACAACCGTGACCATGTCTAAGTGTACATCGTCTGCGAGCATTTGAATAACTTTATCTATTACTGATGGATCAATATCGATCTCGTCAGCCTGTACGTTTACAATGATATCTGCTTTTCCAAAAGCATTATGTGTAGATGCTCTAGCTACTCTAGAGGTTCCACATCTAATTGATGAATCAGTCTTAATAACAACAGGGCAGAAAGACTTAGCATGATCTAACATTTCTTCTGTACTGTCAGACGCTATTCCAACAACATAAGGTTGCTTTGCTTTACAGGCATTCTCATAGGCCAGTTGTAAAACTGACTTACCACCTAGCTCTCTTAGTAACTTCTTGTCAGCTCGCGTACTATTTAATCTCGCTGGTAATATTACTGCTGCTAATTGCCTCATCTCTAACCTCCTTGACGTGTTTACTCCCAGTTCTTATCTTGTTTTCCTGGACGTGACTTTTTGGAGACCCTAGATGGCCGTACAATAGTTCACCGCTGTAC